TATAATTTTATGATGCTCATAGCCCGGCGATGGATCATCAAGAAAAATATCATAAACCCAAGTCAGTCCTTTGAGCGGCGTCATCGTTAAAACAATAGATCCGCGCCGATCGATCACCCTTGCCATACATTCGCTAAAAATGCTTAATGGCTGCTCTTCATCCATTATAATCAAATCAGCCGAAAACCCTTGATACTTTTCGCGCCCGCTGTCGGCACTTAATGACATAATCTTCCCGCCGTTTGGAAGTATCAATTGAGCTCGGGCTTGCGCCCTCCATTTCTTTTCGATCGATCCCTGCGGTGCAAGTGCGCTTATCTTTGGCCTGATATATGTCAGCGCGTCACCATAAGACAAGCCACTAACGACAACGATCCCCGGTTTATCCGGTATTGATTCCGGCGGTATTCCGTTTAACTCAATCCAAGTTTGAACCCATGGCTCTTTTTTCCCCGCCGCGACGGCCACCGCCATCATTGCCATTATTTGAGATTTACCGGCGCGATTACCGCCCGAAATTAATGTAGCCTCTGATCCAAGGTTAAAAAATGGCTCTATTTGCGACGTCCTGGCCTCTTTTATTCCGCAATTGCTACAATGCCATAGGCCCGCGCTAATTCGTGTCATTTCGCGACCACAGCCCCGCGCACGCGGTGACTCTTCGGCGAGCCCGTCCCATCGGTGACAATGTGGCCGCCATAGTCGAGCAACAGAAAGCGGATAAGCTTTTGCAATGTCGATCAGTTTACGCCGTTTCGCTAATTCCTTTTTGAGATTCTCTTTTGTTGTTGTCATTTGTTGCCATCTTTCCTTTGACCCATGAATCGATCAGTGATTGGCCTCCAATATATCCTAATTGTGCCAAACCAGTAAATTGAACCATCGATATCAAGACATCTTTGTCAAGGCTGTTTTTTATCCCATACCAAATCAAGAGAAGCCAACAAAGAGACATGATTGAAGCAAATAGAAACTTTTTAGATGATAGCGGCGTGCGTACAAGCCAAGACTTTTGAAATCGTGTCATAGTTTTCCACAGGGTTTTCCACAGGCTATTGATAAGTCTATGAATAAAGTTATCAATAGGGTTTTCCACAGGCTATTGATAACCTATGGAAAACCCAAAATTAGCGCGTGATTAGTTCGCCCAATAATCAATTATGATTGAATCTAAATTGCTCGGAGCAGATCCAAAAGTGACGACCGTTGCAGATCCGCTGTCAGATACTGAGTATTGATCTTGACCACTTGGAGAAGATGCAACAGGCTTGAGACGTATACCGTTACGATGAGCCCTAACGCAATTAACAAAGTCAGTTAATTGACTTGATGGGATACGATTCGGCAAAGTAAAGACGGTTTGTGTACCGTCACCGGCTGCGACTTCTGTGAATGGTCGCATTCTCATGTGTTGAAAATCAACCCCGTCGGCTTTCAATGCTAATTTATTTGCACTGATTGCAATTGTTGAATTGTCATAATCAACTTTTAAACCTGTACCGTCTTTTATCAAACCTTGATTTGATTGTACTTTGAGATCTAATTTGTTGCTTGTGAATTGCAGACCTGGATTAGTTGCAAGGTCGATCGCAACTGCATCACCGGTAATCAAGACACCATCACCAACATTTACGTTTAATGTATCGCCAACCTTAGCCAAACCATCACCGGCGGTGATTTGTCCAGCACCTGAGAATTGAGTGAATGCCAAAACGTTTGTACCGACAACAGCGGCGCCGCTGTCAGAAGTGCAAACAAAACCGGCATCGGCGTTTACAGTACCTTGTTCGATGAAGGTGAAAGCACCGGCAGCATCTGAACCGGTGGCCATGTCGGATGTTCTGGCCCAAGCACCAGCGGCGCAAACGTACAGACCATTCGTTGACGCTGCACTTTGCGCAATTACAGCTACCCTGTCGCCCGCCGCAACCGAAATTCCATCAATTGTTTGAGTGCCTGAAAGGGTTATGTTTCCTGTCGTTGCTACCTTACAAGACCCCTTTAAATCGAGACCCTGAGCGACTGAATCAACATAAGCTTTATTTGCCAAATGCCCTGTAGCAGTTGGCGCGACGCTTGTTTGTGGAATCGCGGTGAATGTATAAGTTGCCGCGACTGTTTCAGCTTGATCGAGTCGTGCGATATTGGCCGAATCGGCTAATTTTGAAAATTGTATAGAACCGGCCAATTGCGCGTCTGTAATGGTGCCCGTTAAAGCGCTCGTTGGATACCCAGTGGCATCTTGAAGATCAAAGGCAGGGGTCGCATCTGAAGAACCCAATGCAACAGAAATTCCTCCAAATGATACGCTTGAATTGCTTAATTTTGCGTTTGCAATGCTGCCAGAAAGCATGCTGTTGCTTACTCCCAAGGCCTTAATTCTAAGGCTGTCGCTGTCAATTTCAATTGATGAATCGTCAACGGTTACGCTCATGACTTGAGAAGCAGAGATAGCGAGACCATCACCGGCGGTAGCGGCCTTTAATCTCAAACCGCTTGAATTTTCAAGAGCGGTATTTGTTGAAAGTTGAACGGCCGATCCGCTTACTTTGTTAGCGGCTGCAATCGTGCCAAGCTTGCTGTCAGATATAGCCGCAGAGCCGCTAACCTGTGTATCTGTGATCCCACCATCGGCCACTTTGACACCTGATCCGGCGACGGCTAAGGTTGCGCCGTCAAGGTTCAAGGTTAAGTCAGTTACAGCAGATGAACCATTGTAGCCGGTCATTGATAAACCGTTACCGGCTGATAGCTGGGCCAGGTTTTGACCTAATGTAATCCCTGAAATTGTGGAGCTTGCGAGCTTGGTGACTGCAATCGCTGCACTGTTGCTAATGAGATTATTGTCGATGGCTTGCGCCTTGATTTGCTCTCTATTAATTTGTATGGCCATTTGAAAAAGTCCTATGAATTAGAATAATATTGAACCACAACAGATCCGCCGGATTGCGGTGCTGTGGATATGCGAAATGATGAGCTTGTTAGCTCGGTTATTTCATTCGCAGACTGTCGAAGACCATTCCAAAAGACTTGGAGACTGCCCGTTTCAAATGCTATGGTGGTCGTGAAATCAGTGTTTGAACCATTAATTTGAGAGCTTAGATCATTGATAATTAGCTTGTCGCCTCCACCTGATGAAGCAGAGGACGATCCGAAAACGTCGGCGATTGGCATTGATCAAACTTCTCTTTGATAGGTTAAATCTACTGTCTTAAGTTTAGCCGTTCCAGTGTTGCAGCGTGCAAATACATACAAAGACTGTCCATTGATATAATCCAAATCTACCTTATAAACTGCAAAACCGCTGTTTGTAGTTGTTAGACCTCTGGCGATCTCTGCTTCGGTATCAGGAATGATAATAATGTCGCCCTCTGGATCGCTGGTTACTTTAATCGTTACCTTTGTTGTTCCAGCGCCGCTTATATCTGTCAATCGAACCCATATCCCTTCAAGGTGTGCGGCGTAGATATCGCGAAAGTCAATGTCAACATTAAGTGTTCCATATTTTGTGACATCAAAAACACTTGTGACATCAACCGATCCACTAAACGACGCTTTAAGCTTTCTGAGGTCCATTTTTCCCGCCTTGCCTTTTTATCATATCAGATTTGCACCAATTCGTCATTCTTCGTCAAGGTCTATGACTGGCCCTTGTATTTGCGCGATTACGTCGTCGCTTTTCTGGATGCTGTCGATTAGCTGCTTGACGCTTAAGACGTCGCTATCAACGTTTATCTCGACCAATGGCTGCTGATGAACCGTAAACCCAAAACGCCTCTCAAGCAACCACGCTGCCGGCCTCCAATCTAATTCAGCGGCGTCTTGAATTGATTTAAGTGCTCTAAGTTGCGCCATTGATTCCGATCTTTTTAAGCGCTCGGCTAACTCGTAATAAAGACCCTCTGATTCTTCTTTACCCCTTGAAAGCCAAGCGTATAAAGTGGCGACATGTATTCCGGCGACATGCGCCGCCGCGTCACGCTTTGCGCCCATTTCTAACGCCTTACATATTACGTCAACCGTCTGCGGATTTATCTTTTCGGGCCTCGCCATTATTCGCCCTTGCAAGCGTGCGACAATCGCGCCCTGATAATATCAACGTATTCCGGATTCATCTCGATCCCGATTGAATTAAACCCTTCCTTTTCTGCGGCGACAAGCGTTGAACCAGATCCGGCGAATGTGTCCAATAAAACAGCGTCTTCGCCTGGAGGCATAACAAGACGTGCTAACCATCTCATGAGCTTAATCGGCTTGACTGTCGGGTGTATGTTCTTCACTTCGCTGGCCGTTCGACCCGCGCCCGCTCTTGGATTGTTCATACCTGCCGATCCTTCTTTGCGCTGTACTGTTTCCGCGCCGGTCTTACTTGGCAATTCTTCGCACCCTTCATCACGTTCTGATCTTGAAACCTTTGGGCATTGATAGATATTTGCGGGCCATCGGCCTTTTGTGTTTGTATATAATATTTCGGATCTTTCTTTAGACATACCATGTATCAAACCTGTTTTATTTGATCTCATTTTTGCGAGTAATCGATCTTTTGGTTTTTCCTGCGGACCTACCCAACAAGGATCCCCATAACCAAATCGGCAATCATCTATATTAAGACCACCCGTACCCCATTTCAAAACATTCGCGGCGATGTTCTTTTCGCTTAATGGCTTTCTTGCAAGGATTGCAGGTTCGAAAGATGGCTTTAAAGCTGTTCCGTATCCGTCGAAGCGTTTCGCGTCGTCTGTCTTTGGTTTGGTGATATTCATGTATGCTTCATTTTCTCTTTCATAGCCATGTATAGCCGATGTTGTTTTAGCCGCTCCATGACCTTTGCCACCTTTCATTGGTTTTGCTGTGCCTGTAAGCTTTTGCTTACCAATAACCTCTCTTTCTACCCCGAAATGCGAATCAATCGCTTTGCTAACGTCGTGCGATTTTGGAAACCCTGAAAAATACAGCCAATTGATCGTATCGCGCACCTCAAACCCTGCATTTTCTACAACAGTACCAAGGCGGTGAAAGGTTCGAGTTGCACTAAAAGCGATCAAATGTCCGCCAGGCTTTAAGATTCTAAAACATTCCGCGCTCCAATCATCACGCGGTATATCTTTATCAAATGCCATCGACATGAACTGTATGCCATAAGGAGGATCGCAGACTATCGCATCAATAGAATTATCATCAAATGTTTTCATAACGTCAACGCAATCGCCACAAATCACGCGATGTTTGCCAATATCAACCGCTTCGCCTGTCTTGGTTATGGGTTCGACGTTGACCGGCATTAAATCGGCCTCTGTTAGTTCTTCACCACCGATCGAATTATCGCCATCGAAATCAATATCGGGCAATTCGCTATCAATGATGTCATCAAGCGCGCCCGCATCAAATCCCGCAATAAATAGATCGTCGACTGCAAAGCTTTCCTTTTCAAAAATGTCTTTGAGCTTGAGATCGTCCCATTCGGCGACCTCGCCTAATTTGTTATCTGCAAGGGCCAACAAATGCGCATCAACCGGATCAAGGTCAAGAAAACGGACGGGTATTTCTTTTAGATTCAAAAGCTTAGC